CTGAATGAGAACCGGGATTGCATCAAGAAGTCCTTGTGCAAGTCCCATAATAAGCTGTAAGGCTGCTTGCAAAATCTGCGGAAGGTTCTCGACAAGGGTTTGACAAATCTGCACCACAAGCTGAACGATTGTAGGAATTAGTGTCGGCAGAGCGTTTGCAATACCCGTTGCCAATGTCGCAATCATCTGCAAGGCGGCTTCAAGTAGCTGTGGCAATGCCGTGATGATTCCTTGAACAAGGGTCATTACAAGTTGGAGTGCTCCTTCTGTGATTTGCGGAAGTGCAGCAATCAAGCCTTGAAGTATAGAAAAAACAATCTGCCCGGCGGTTTCAATAATCATAGGCAGATTGTCGACAATAGCAGAACCAACGGAACTCACAATTTCGCTGACAACAGAGATTATATTCGGAAGTGCGTCCATAAGCATCTGTGTAGCAGAGCCTATAGCATTTCCGATTACTTGACTTATCTGCTCCCAATCACCATTTGCTTGAACGAGTCCGCTTGTAAACTCACCAAGCAAAGACACGCCGTCATCCGCAAGTGTCTGCAACTGCGGAAGAAGAACCAAGCCGAGAGCATTCTTTGCAGCGGAGCTTCCGGCTTTGAGCCTTTGGAGTGAGTCATCAAATGCTCCGAGCTGACTCAAGGATTCCTCCGAAAGTACAGCACCCATAGCTTTTGCTTCCTCGGTCAAGGCAGCAATGCCTTCCGAACCCTGTGCAATAAGAGGGTTCAGTTCTTGAGCACTCTTGCCGAACAACTGCATTGCGAGTGCATCACGCTCGGTTTCATTTGACACTTGCCCGAGGGCATCGATACATTCCCAATAGACAGTCTCGCTGTCACGAAGCTGACCGTTTGCATCGGTAACGCTGACACCGAGTTTTTGGTAGGCTTCAGCATATGCCTTTGAACCCTCACTTGCGGAGGACATAGACTTGACTTGCTTTGCCATTGATTTTGTGAGTGTTTCGGTGGAAACATCCACAAGCTCGGCAGCATAAGTGTAAGCCTGTAGGCTTTCAGCAGACATACCTGTGACCGTGCTTGCGGTCAAAATATTGTCTGCATAAGAAGCAGCACCCACAGACATATCCGTGAGTGCTTTAGCTGCACCAACGGCAGCTGTGCCGATGGCAACAAAGGCAACACCCATCGCTGCACCGACACCTTTAACGACAGAGCCGAGCTTGTCAAACTTACCCCCGGCTTCGTCACTTTGCTTTCCGGCATCCTCAACTTCATCACCGAACTCGTCCGCTTGTTTCTCGGCATCGTTCAGTTCATCAGAAGCCTTTTCCAACGCCTCGTTATTGCTGTCAAGCTCTCGTTGCATTTGGTTAAGGGCGGCTTCTGCATTATTTAATTGAATCTGCCAATTCTGTGTTCTGCGGTCATTTTCACCGAAGGAAGAGGAGGCATTGTCAAGAGCAGCACGGAGCGTTTCGATTTTCGCCTTTTGTGCATCCATTTCCTGACCGAGCACCTTATTCCTTGCGGTCAATGCTTCCACAGAATTATCGTTCTTTGAAAACTGCGATTCTACGAGCTTCATTTCAGAGCCGAGAACCTTGAAGGATTGGTTAATGTCCGAGAGTGCTTTCTTGAATTCCTTTTCACCCTCAAGTCCAATTTTGAACCCAAAATCGTCTGCCATTATGCCACCTCCTCTCAAATTCCATACGGAATAATGTCATCGATATAAACCTCACGCTTCGGCTTTGCTATTCCGTGGTATTGCTTGTGGCACTCCCATAAGTCGAGCAACAAACCGAAAGGCGTGAGCCACACCTCATCAAGAGTTAAGTTGAGATGTGCGAGACCGTAATATAAAAGCCGAGTAAATAACTCCTCGTCACTTACTCGACTTCCTCGTTTTTTGGGTCAGCTTCGCTTTCAATATTTCTCTTTGTGCCTTTGAACAGAGCCTCGGTGATTGCAGCCTTGTATTCAGCCAAATCAAGGGGGTTCGTCAAAAGCTCGACCTCTTCTTCGGTGAGAAGGGGTTTAGGGTTGTCCTTGTTCCTCAAGTTGTAGATGAGGATTGTCTGATTCGCAAGCACGGTAATCAGCCATACGATTTCGCCAAGAGCCATTTCAAAGTTCTCTGCTTTGAGAAGTTTCTCTCCGAGGTTCTCAAGACCACCGTAACGACCCGCGATTTCCTTTGTAGCTTTTGTGGTAAGGACGAGGGAGTATTCCTCGCCACCGATTACGATATTAGTTGTGCGTTCTTTATCCATAGGTCATTAAACCTCCTCATAACTTGGTTCGTACACTTCGTTATACCATTCGGAAATAATCTGTGCACCCGTTTCGTCCTCATTGACTTCAGCCTTCCACGGATGGTTTCCGTTGGCATCCGGCTTGTTTCTGCGAAGAACCGTGCCTTCAATGGTAGGAGTCGAGAACTCGATGCTTTCACCTTTTGTGGTGAGGTTGGTTGCCGGGATACCGAACTTAACACGATACAGCCAAAAATATCTGTATTTGCCGTTTGCCTTCTTTGCACGGAAACCGATAGCAACAGGTGTACCACCGTCCTCGGAAGACGAAACAAGAACATGGTTTTCATCAATTACAGCACCCGTAAGGTCGCTTGCAATCGTAGTTCCGATGTCATCAATACCGAGGGAAAGTGTACCCGACTGAAACTCCTTGATGATTTCTGCTGCACCATCGTCAGCATAAAGAGTAGCTTCGGCAAGTTCAACAGAAAGCTCTGCGGTCATTGCTTTAGCGAGCTGTGCAGGCTTTGCATAGGTTTCGTGTCCGCTTGCATCCTCTGTGATTTTCGCATAGAAAAGTTTGTCAAGACCGATAGTTGCCATTATTCATTCCTCCAATCATAGTTTTTTGCCACATCAATGGCATAGTGAAAGAAACCCGTGTCGTCCTCATGACCGACATATCTGCGGTCGGTGACCGTAATATCAGCTTTGAGGCATTCACGGGTAATAGTGTTTTTTAGTGTGTTGTAATTGCCTTTGCAAAACAAAGAAATACGAATCTCCTGCACTTCGGCATTTGGTTCGTTATCAGCAGCAAGAGTCAGTCCGTCTGCCACCGGGGTGAAAACGAGATACTGATCAGGAGGTGTCTTTGAAAATACACCTGTTTCAACCGATAGGTTCATCTTTTTTGCAATGGCTGTAAGTTCTGAAAGTAAACTCATAGCTTATCCACCTCTTCCTCAAGTTGTCGTTTCATAGCACTCATACAAGCGGAGCGTGTGGCTGACTTTGCAGGTTTCATAAAAGGTTTAGGTGGCTGTCCCGATTTGCCGTATTCGATAATGGTCGCAATTTTTGCATTGCTCTCACCATCGGAACGGGGTTCAGAAAAGCCAATCTTTACATTGTGGTTGCCTTCCTTATCAACCTTTACCGGGGTTACACCGAGAGAGCGTTCAAGCTCTCCCGTGGAACGCTTGTCGAACTTGACACCGCTACCTATAACCGCAGAAAGGTTGCTTTTTACCTTTGCAAGGACTACATCACTTCCGGCTTTGAGGACACGCTCTGCAACAGCATCACTTTCCGAGCCGAGCTTTGAGAGTTTTGCAAGGAGCTCTTCCGGGAGTTTGACTGTACATTTAGCCACTCGGCTTCACCTCTCTTGCAAGAATCTCAATATACATACTTCGACCCTTTACATCCTCAACAGAAGTGATTTCAAATCTGTCACCGTTGCATTCGATAAACATATTAGTTGTAGGCGTGAAACCGGGAGGCTTACGGAAACGGAATAGGTCTGTGGCATCGGTGAAGGTGGCACGATTTGCCCATTTTTCTGTGCCGTGCCGACCTTCACGATATGCTCTTATCTCCTTAAGCCATACTTCGATTTCGTTGTTGAAACCTTCGTCATCGGTTTCGGTGAGTTTATCATAAAAAGTGATACGGGTATTCATTTTGCCAAAGCTCATAACTCACACCTTCCAATCTCTGTCCAAGCGGAGCAGGTTGTTGACAACCGTCCACACCTGCTGACTCGCTTGAACATTGTCTGCAAAGAAACCACCCGTTGAACCATCACGGCTTTCATACAGATGCGATGCAAGCATAATGACAGCTTGGTAGGTGGTTTCCGACATATTTGAGGATTGATATGTTCCCGTTGGAAGGTGCTGATAGCTTTCTGCATATGCCACAGCCACGGACAGAAGTTTCTTAAGGAAAGCATCGTCCTCGGTG